GACTGGGTCAGGTTTATTTAGTACATCAGACCATTCAATGGTGGCATCTAATGTGCCTTTACCCCCAGAGAAAACCTCTGAAGAATTAGTAGCATCAGGCAAGAATGTAAATTTACCAGTTGAATCGTCAAATCCAAAAAATCCAGTTTTAGCTGATGTTCCGTTGTGCCAACGAAACTCTATGCCCCTGTCTTTATTGTCATCAGAAGTTGCAGCTGAGCTTCCACCAAGTGTAAAGATGGGATCTTTTATCGTTACCGTATTCGATGTAACAGTAGTTGTCTGACCATTCACCGTTAAATTACCATCAACTATTAAATTGCCAGAAATTGTGTCACCACTAGTATTTACATATCTAATATCAGTATCAGTATAATCAGGATCAACCCAGGCACCGACAGAAAAATTAACCCAATCATCGTACTCCTGCTGGGTAAGAGCTGTTCTATTACCTTGGGCATCTATTTTAAAAACTGATCCTATAGGATATGCTTGAATAAATTCTGACTGAGTAAGAGTTGACATTTTAACTTCCTTTAAAGATTACCACTTAACCTTGTCGGCCCAATAGGCGGCGGACATTTTACCCTTTTTAATATTGGCTGCATGGCGTGCCTTAAAGGACCTGCGTCTGGCTGCATAGGATGACGATTCTCCCTTTTTCTTTGGAGAACCCTTTACACCTTGCTGGCCAAAACGAATAGTCTTAACCTTGTCACCGACTTTAGCAACTACGACATGAGATTTAGTTGGATGGCTAGGAGTCCTTTTGGGCTTATTGTAACCGGACACTCCAGCTCTTTCTAATCTTGGATCTTTTTTTGAAGCCATGATTACTTTTTCTTTCTTTTTCTTTTCTTTGTAGAAGATTTAACTACTGGTCCGTTTGACTTTTGATTATTAGTTCCCATTCTAGGGCCACTAATGTATATAAACTTTTTAATTGTCACTTACTCTTTTTTACCTTTTTCCAATGATCAGAATATTCCCCGCCCTTACGCTGAAGATCTTGAACATTCATTGTGGAATCTTTTAACAGATCAAATCTATTATTTGTGGAAGAAGTTCTCATTCCGAAACCTTTTTTGTCAGCCATGATAAAGTCCTTTCAGGAGACATTATAAAATATAGTAAACGCATAAATGCAAAAAGAGAGGCTATCAGCCCCTCTTTAATGCTTATGGTTATTTCAGTCTTTTTTCTTTGATGGGGTCTTCTTAGAAGGAGTTTTCTTAGCTGAGCTACCCTTTGGTCTACCTGGCTTCTTTTTAACTTCTTCAACCTTAGATGACTCTATCTTAGCAAGCTCGGGAATTACTTCCTCTACATCATGAATCTCAGGCTCTGCCTTCAAATTTTCTTCTTGAGAATTTTGAACAGGTTTAGTATCTAATTTAACTTCTTTGTTAGAAGGAATTATATTTTTAAAAAATCTTTTTATAATACTCATAATCAACTTCCTTGTTGTGACTCTTTTATTAGTAAGTATCTTTCTCCAGTTTCTTTAGAAACTAAACCAAACCCATAAGCTGCGGCTTCCTCTATAGCCGCCTGCAGGGCTTCTTTATCATCAAGGGAAACATTATTCAATGGCAGTGTAAGTCCTGCATATATATCTATATTCTCAAAATTACCTATATTAATTTTTCTATTTACACCACATATGAAAGTAGGTGTGTTAGGGCTTGATGTAATTTCTGACAATGTATTTACCGCCTGTTCTATTGGGGAGCCTATTGATTGTTCCATTGCGTTAGGTGTTATCTTAGGCATTGGAGAATACCATTCCTTTGATGAAATCTTTAGTTATAGAAGCTTGCTGTTCAATTGTAAGATTGTCCGTATCGATGACAATATCTGAAATATCCGCAACAGCATCCATCTGAAGCTCTGAGGAATGGTTTCTCTGTTCCTCAGTCATTAATGCTCCGTCTCTTCTTATCATTCTTTCTTCTCTCACTGAATCAGAAGCAGTATAGCATACTAAAACACCATTAGGGCTATTTTTAATAGCTTCAGCTTCGTTGACGTACCTAACATCTGATATTATCACAGAAAAAGGAGGAACATCATCATCAAAAGCAAAGTCTCTTAGATAGTCATGATAAAGAGATTTGCTTTTATTTATAGCCCATTCAGAAAAACAGGTCTGATTATGTGACCTACATATGTCCCCGGCCTTTTGAAGAAAGCTTCTTGGCTTGCTCCCATCCGTAGGAAGTGGCATAGAATATATCTCATTTACAATTCTAAACATCTCTTCATACTCGGGAACATTTGCTATCGGAGACTTGCCAAAAATATCGTAAATAGTTTCATGGATACCATAAAGCTGCCTAATTCTACTCCTATTTCCTGTAACATTCTTCTTAATCGAGGCTAGCTCATAAAGAGGAAGAGCAAAATATATATGATCCCAAGCCATTCCTTCTCCCTCTATGGAAATTCTTGCCTTAGGAACTATAGTATCAGCTACAGATGTTTTACCTGTAAGAGCTTTCCCAGCTAAACCTACAATAATAGGATGATTTTTATTGTAATTATTCAATTTATTAACCCCTAATAACTTTCTCTATATAGCTTTTTCTTTCCTCAAGTTGATCAAGGAATGAATTAGCCAAGCCATCTGGCTCCCAAACAAAGCTTCTGGGAACCTGAACTACTCTAAAATTAAACTCTTCTCTTATTTCTTCTATTGTCATTAATAGAGGTATAAGACTAGAGTTCTTACATTTCCACTTACCAGTAACCTGATTAGCCACAACAGCTGAATCTGTATAAATTATTGGATCTGGTAAATCAGCCATACTGCATATCAACAATCCTGATATTACAGCTTCATACTCTGCCTCATTATTGGTTCTTGGACCCAATCCCCTAGCAAACTGAGCTACTTTTTTTCTATTTTTATATACTACCACTCCACACGATGCTTCGCCAAATTTTTTCTGTCCCTGCCCTCTAGAGGCACCATCGCAAAAAACTTCTATATTCATTGGCCACTCAATTCCACATCATGCTTTATCCCATATTGTTTTGCGGTATTAATAATATTCCTTTTCTTAGAAGGAGTGTCGCATATTAGTGTTCTAAATAAAAGATATCTTTCACTCTTGTATTCTACTTGAGTTGGGAAATCCAAACTATCTCTTTCCTTGGAGAAGAACTCCAAAGAAGAAGATACAGACTTATAATGAGCTATATACATGAAAATTCCTATCAGTAGGTACTAAAGTCTGAGTCAAGATACGAACCCTTTTCCTCTCTATATGAAGCTATTTGGATTGACTGAACTTTATCCATGAGTTTTCTTGCGGACTCAGAAGCTATTCTGGCCGAAGCCTCTATAGACTCAGCCAGATTAACGATAGCCTCACAGGTAACTAAAGCTGAATACTCATTCTCAGCAGCTGCTAAGGCAGATGCTTCTCTTTCGGCATCGTTTCTTCCAACTCTATTAGATTTATAAACTTTCCTATATTTACCATCTAATATCTTATACTGCGCTCTGGCTATGCCAGCAAATCGTGCGGCTCTTCCATAAACATTTGAAGTCCTAGCAACTAATGATGCTATGTGCTCGATACCAAGGTCTACTATGTCAGTCTCTGGTATTTCAACAAAATATTTTTCGAAGTTTTCTTTTTGACCGTAGGCATCGACAACCTCTTTGAGCTGCGGACCTAGAAAATCAGCAAGTAGCTCTTGTAACTTCTCTAGTGAATTTATGTTCATTGTTTACTTTCTGCTTTTATAAGCACTGAAAACTCTTCTATGTCTTCATCAATGATGATATCTCTTAACTTATTCCTTATCCTAGAAAGGTGCTCCCTTATCGTATTAGGGTGCTCGTTAATTTTCAGTGATATCTGACTAGATCTCATGTCATCTATATATCTCCACTTAACCAATTGCCTCTCCTGAACTGATAGTTTATCAAACGGCGGCAAAGTTTTCTCGCCCAACACCCAGAATTCATCTATTTCTTCTGCCGATAGCATCTGCTCTATACTGTACTCTATTGGGTTAGCCTTAAAGCCAACTTGCTTTTCATCAGAATCGTCCTCTGATGAGGACTCATCTGCAAGTAATGGGAATGTCTTTCTTCCGAGTTGATCTATTAAAAATGTATCAACATTCTTTTTTAAGAGATAAAAAAAATAACTGTAAAGAAATCCACTAAACGGTATACTCCCCTTTCTTTCATACCTGTTTATGCATTGGAAAAAAGTCATTGATACGGTCTGCCTAATATCTTCTTCGTCCCCGTATCTCTTGGCCATATAATTTATTCCCCTCATGCATTCGTTAACTTCCTTTATTGCTGAGTTTGTTAATTTATTTCTATTTAAAGCCATCCTGGCATAATTATCTTTAACAAACAGGGAAACAAACCTTCGTATATCGTAATCATTTAGACTATACCTTCCGTAATACAGAAGTGCAACATACTTACTTAGAAAATTATCAAAAACTTCTAGCAATTTTTCCTGAGAAGAAGAAGATCCATTTTTTGCCTTAGTTATAAGATCTTGCATCTCCTCTTCTTTTAGTGTGTAATATTTTTCTTTATAGCTTTTCTTCTTTTGTTGACTCACTTTTTTCCTTCCCAGTGAATTAGATATTGAGAATACCTATCTCTTATATCCTCGTAAAAAATTACCCCAGGAACATCAAGCTCTGACATAAAGTTTAAAGCACTCTTGGAATACTTACTTATGACACAGGTCAAATTGGAAAATTCATCGGGATAGTATCTTTTAAATCTTTTTATTTTTATTTTACTTTTGTCGTCTAAATAACCCTTTACCTCTATCCACTCCTTATTTCTGGTCAAAAGAAAATCCGGTGTGTAGCCTTTAGTTCCTCTTTTTACTGGATAGGAAAACACTGTAGGTTCAAACTCGAAATCTATTCTGTACAGTTTCATTACTCTTACGAAATTAGCTTCCCAGCTAGATCTAACATTCATCTCTATATCTTGTCTGTATCCAGTTTTAGTATACTGATACGCATTTCCCTTACGACTTGCCTTAACCCCATCGTTCATGATAATGTCCTCAGCTATGGACCTGTTCCGAATGTTGTTGAGATTTGGATGCTTCTTTAGGGAAGATTTCTCGAGAAAAAAGTCCTCTGGCTTGACAACGTGTAGGTCCATTATGGTATCCTTTATACCTCAGCTTAAGTAAGCGGATTTACCAACTTAAGTATTTTATATTATACACTATTTCCAATAAAAATACAAAACAAAAAGGAAAGTGAAAAAATGTTAAATAACCTCAGCAACATCATCAACAACGAGATCGACATTATGACTGTCGATGATCTGGTGAAGTCTGGATTCCAGAAGGACCACGCCGTTAAGCTTGTAACAGAGTTTGAGTTTGACCCGATTGAGTACTTCCTGCAGAATCCTATTGCTGATACAGAAACTGTTACTGATTTCTGATCTTAGTACATATTAAAAAAGAGGGTCACTTTATGTGGCCCTCTTTTTTTTATCTATTTCTATTTCTAAAAACCCCAGTTCCGCAAGCGCCAGATGCTGCGTGATCACAGAATGAACATGTCCTCGCATTCCTGGTCGGAGTATAATTAAAGTCATTAATTATATTGTTCATTGTTTTAACTAGGGTGGTTTTTATATTTTTAATATCTTCTTTTGTATAGAAATGGCCTTTTCTTTTTCCAGACCTTAAGTAATACAGTTCTGCATATATTTTCTTTTCAGGGAAAAAATAAT